ACAACCTTAAAACGTTGTCAGCAGAATGGCTCGCCCTAAGTTACGGGTGGCTACCTCTGTTACAAGATGTTGAGAGCGCAGCGAAGGCTATTGCCCATGAGCTCCATGATCGGACTGCTGTAACTTTTACAGTCCGTCATGGTAAGCGCGTCGTCACGGATGGAAAGCACTATTCATTCCGCCGTGTGCAGCTGAAGTACAAGCTAACCGACTCGCTCGATGGATACTACGGCGCCATTCAGCGCTATGGTATCACAGACGTGAAATCGATGGCTTGGGAGTTGCTTCCATGGTCGTTCGCTATAGATTGGTTAGTGCCAATCGGAACGTACCTTGAAGCAGCACACATTATACCGGACTTACGGGGCTCATATGTGCGCTCCGAATCCTTTGGCCAAGTCGGCTGGGGATCCGGGTTTGGTGTAATACAATCTGGTAAGAAAGTCGTTATCCCCCAGCATAGTATCTCTGGAGGGTTGACCAGGACGGTCGGTACGTCACTAAACGTACCACTGCCAACGTTCAGAAATCCGTTTTCGAGTCTTCAACGAGGGGCGAATCAAATCGCTCTTGCTGTTGCCCAGGTTCGGAAAATCCTTTAACTCAATTTTGGAGTCCCTTATGTCGGCTTTCGCTGATGTTACTTACTACGATGGTGCAGCCACTCCGGTGGCACATACCCTCAAAGCCGTGAAGCAGTACGAGGAGAAGGGTTGGCTTGTGTCTCTTTATCGGGAAGGACTCGCGTCCTTACCGACGGAGGCGCAAGTCAACATGACCCTTCGCTCTCGTGTTCTGCCAAGCGGTGTCGAGGAGCACCGAGTCCGTACCGCAGTCCCCGTGATGGAGACCGTTTCGGGTCAGAACGCAGCAGGCTACACGGCAGCACCGCAAATCGCATATCGCGACGAGGTGGAAACCGTGCAGTTTGCTCATCCGCGTTCAGCTGAAACGGGTCGCCGGCTGGTCCGTCAATTGCATATCAACGCGCTGGGTAATGTCATTACCAGTGTTGCTGCTGTGCAAACGGGTCCTGTACCGGAGGCCTTCGACAAGCTGATCGATCCGTCCTAATCGGCGTGTGGCTCTGGTTGAGCCACATATCCACAAAATATCTCTTATGGAGAATGCTGTGAAAGCTAACTGGATAGATGAATTCGATCTCGAAGAAACCTTGGCCATTGCGGCGGCGCTTGCGCGTCGTCATGCTGTGCAAGCGGGCCCTTACAGCGAAGAACTTACTAGTCTTATTGATAGTAGGGACTATGCTGGGCTGCTTGGTTACACAGTGGACTATTCCAGGTCAAAAAATGTTGTTTATGCAATGCATGCGCGACAGTCTCTCGGATATTTTGAGAAACTGGAGCCGCTTGGGGACCTTTTAGGTATCCCTCGCGAACAACGAGCCTGGGAGAAGTTCCAAGCCACAGAGGTACGATGCTGTGAAACGAACCGTTTTTTTCGGAGTTTAGTTGGATATCAGTTTGGGGCTCAGGTTAACACCTGTCTCCATCCTGACCTAGACCGTATACTTCATACGGCGAGGGGTAAAGTCCAACAAATTTTGGGAAAAGCGCCGAAGATCAGCGCATTACGTTACCGTCTGGGGCCGGGCGCAACTACGGCCACAACAAAGCGAAACGCGTGCCCAGCTGAGAAGCTGAGTGCGCCGCTCGCGTGTAGCCCTGCTCTACTTCCGTATCTCCCGATTGTACTGGGAGAGATGCCTCACCTTGCTATGCTTCACAACATAGAGAGCGAGGAATACGGACCAACGGATCGTTGGTTAGTCAACGTCAGAATAGACGCTGGGAAGTTAGAGTTCGTTCCAAAAGATGCCGAATCATACCGCGCC